GTTGTACTTCATTTCTTGTAGTAGTTAGAGGTGATACGGTTTGCACGTTGCCAAATGATGGCAGTGCTGAACAATCCTACCATACCGACAATGGCCAGGATGATTGTAGATTCAGACCAAAGCATTTTGATTCTGCGTCCTTGAGATGATTGTGAATAATTGTTGTTAACTAAAGAGGCAGATTGCCTCAATAGTTAGAACATACAGACTCAACAAAAGACCAGACAAGTTTGTTGACAATCCCACGAATACTGGTCTGATCAGCAGTAAGATCGTGGATATAATTGTCATCGAAAAGATCATAGAAATAATCTTCAATCTCGTCTTCAAACTTGAGGAAATACTCCCAAGTTTGTTGATAGTAAATGTGAGCATGTGCAGAACCTGAGGCACAACCATAGTTGGCAATGTCTTCACGCTCTGATGCGTCATAGGTATCAAGAATGTCTGCAATAGCAGCAGATTGAGTGGCAGAAATAGTCATGATTAAATGGAAATAAAGTGGACAATCGTAAGCATTGTGAAGCTTACAGAGAGGCACGAATGCCTCAGTGTAAACATCAGACAGCGTACACATACTTGTGTGCAACCTTTGCACGCTTGGACTTGACACAATTCTCATTGATCCAGAAACCAAGCGACATGTTATCATTCATCATGAGGTTCATGATAGCACGACGTGATACATTAGTGTATGTGTAAGCATAACCATTGCGGAAGCATACATCAACAACACCAGTGAATGGATTAACAGTCAGGTAATCAACTGCGTCCGAGGTGCGAACACAAAGGGTAGAAAGATTGAACATAATTGGATGGATGAAAGTGAACAATGCGTCCTTGATGACGCAATGACCAGCCCAGGACTCGAACCTGGGTGCACGCCGATGCATGCTGGCCGGTGTCATGAGCATACTTGTGAAGCGCCTGTGACTCGGCGCTGACAGCGTAAGCTGTAACAAAACGTAATCTACCAGCTCTCAGCCCAGGAACCCACGGGCTTGGTCGCCACCACTTAGCGAGCTGCTTATGAAGTTGTCGAGGTTCGGTGGGAGTGACTGATGGTTGAAGATCGAGACTCTCCTCCCCCTTAACAGGGAGAGTCGAGATCAAGACCTTCAAATCAGTCATCTCGGTTAGACATTAGCCCACCAACTACCCGTTTGACGGTGGACAGTCGGACAAACTGTCACAACTCATGGGCAGATCCCAGTCATACCAACGGATCTTAGCTGTCATTAGCCGTTCTTATCGGTGACATAAGCTGGGCTTAACTGTCGCAGACAGATCGCGCATGTGTAATGCAGGCGTGTGACCTGCGCGCGGTAGTTGGTTTGCGCGGTGTAACCCAGCAAAGTGTAGAAAAATACTGGGCTAAACCGCTTGGTATCACTGGGTTTAACCGCTTTTTACTGGGTTCTACGGGCAGGCACCCCCACGGGGGTTTGTGCGTCCACGCTACAGCGTTATATGGGTAGACAAATTTTTACCAAAATTTATAGACAGCTATAAACCATCGGGAAAGCCTCAGCAATAAGCTGTTTACACTGTTGAGCGATCAGTTTATGTTCAAGTTGAGTCCCGTTATCGCACCTTAAGTCAGTATAATGGATCCAACTACGTAAAGACCCGTTCATATACATACGAGTAGGAGTACAAAGCGGTAAAACCTCTCTAGCGCATTCTTTAGCGACGCCTGCCTGAAGCATATCATTATAGATACGCATACTTTGTTCAAAGTGTTGTTGCATTAACACTTGATAATATTGTTTATCAGTTGGGTTTAGATCATCTGTACTATTTTGACGATTTTTAAGATCTTGTTTACGTAAGTCAGGAGTTTGTGGTAATTCTGTTACTTGAGCATAACGTTGACTAAACTCTTGGAAGCTAAACGAGCGGTGTCGCAGAATTTGAGCAGCGACTGACCGTGTAGTGTTAATTTCTACACACATATTTACCATTTCAAACGGTGACCAATGTCGATGTTTGATAAGGTATTTAATTAACTTAGCACTGGTCTCAGTGTTGTTTTGATTGTTTGGATTTGATACACGTGCCATATAAGCAATGAGATCATCACCATTAGGTGTATAGTGTATTAACTTAACGTTATTCATGTAAAGGTGGTGGTGGTAGAATTGATTACTGATGTCCAGTTATTATATTAAAAATAATGTCCAGTAATCAAAGAAATCAATAAAATGTTTGTCGGTGGAGGTTCTGTACTTTACTGCTATAACTCTCATTGTTATTACAGTAAAGGGGGAAGTTTTACCTTCCCCGATCACAGGGAGTCCACCCTTCTCCCTGTATACATGGGACATCAACTTAAACCCAGTTGGGGACTGAGTTTTTAGATTTACCTCTAGCAGCTCGTCTTTGGTCTAAATTCAACCCTAAGACAAGGTGATTAGCACTACTTTGAGGGTCATCAATTGTTGACAATAGCAGATCATTCCATTCTTCACGTTTACGTTGGTTTACTGCTTCTTGGGCAGAAATACCCATAGCATCTGTAAAGTATTGGACACCTTGAGCAAGGGCATCAATTCTGTCGTCATGTCGTACAGCACCTTTTTCACGGCACATACGACTCATTTGATAGAATAGCATGTAGAGGAGTCGTTTTTCAGGAGCTTCATCTCTGTTGGAGGTGTAATCCCAATCAATAACACCGCGATCCACAACAAGCCTATGCTGATTAAGAATGGGTTCAAGAGCGTCAATGATCCTTTGTTCTTTCCGTACAGTTGCTCTGACTTCTTCAACGTCTATACCTTGTTTTGTTTGAGCTAAATGTTTTTTAAATAATTCTGCAACAATACCATCACCAAAGTTAGTTTCAATAACTAATTTAGTAACGTTATATTTTTTACATCCTCTTAAAATATCCAAGAGTGTGTTGTCTGAGTATCCGTCTCTATAAGCACGCATTTCGTGCAAGTACAAGAAACCGTTTCGTTGGCTAATAAAAGCTGCTGCCGTTTCATCCGAGCCACGACCCGACGGGTCAACACTGCAGATTGTTTCTTGGTAGGGAAGCCACTCTCCTTGTAACTGCATTGGACTGTAGAAATAATCTCCAGGTAAGCCAACAGTGGGAGCGTCTTTAATGACGTTTCTTGGGTCTGAGCACCAGATGACGGAATCAGGAGCAGTTGAAGGGTTAACAGCAGTAACGATAAGGTCAGCCATTTTAAGTGGGAATTTTTCAGCGTCACTAAGGCTGGTGTCAAGCATGAACTGAAGCATAAAGTTGCTTCGTCCCATAGCTGCTTCACGTTCAAGTAAGTCATCGTTATCAAATCTGTCAGGGTCAGTTACGTCCCATTTATCAGCACCCATATCAATGTCTTCTTGAAGTTGAGGTGCTATCAAACCTTCATAGTTAGACATTGACCGTGGGTAACGAGCTGGCCAAATAAAGGGACGATAATTTCGTTCAGCCAGTTTACGGTACACAGTAAAAACTGTTTGTGGTGTACCAAGGTACATAATACGACTGTCATCTTTAGGAGTAAGAATTGATTCAGCTTCTGTACAGAGTTGAAGCAACTTTTCCCTCATAAATTCTGTCATACTATTACCAGGAACTTCAATATCGTCAAGGATCATAAGGTCAGCCCGGCTACCCGTAAGCTGACCCGTGATTCCAACTGACTTAACTGAAGGTGCCTGGTGAGGACTACACTGAACGTCAAAAGAAATACGTGACCAACGTGCATCATCAGACTTAGGACGAAGATGTGTTAGCCACGGTGTTTCAATAATAAGTTTTTGAAGAAAAATAGACATGTTGTCGGCACGTTCTTTTGATGCCGATATGATCATTATCTTTTTTTCAGCGTTATTGAAAAGCGTCCACAAAACGAATGCTCCAGTGATCCAGGATTTTCCAACACCACGGAAAGCTTGTATTTGAAGACGTTTAGGTCCATATTGAAGATAGTCTGCGATAGCATATTGAGCACGTGTAGGTTCAGGCAGATCAAGCTGCGCCCACAGAGCCTGCAGGAACAGCTTGAAATCATCTTTAAGTAGTTCTAGGGTGTTCATAAATTAAAAGCCACCACCAGTCACAAATTTAATTGTACCTCCAATGCCTTGTAAAAGCCCTGATCCAACTGCTAAACCAACTCCAACAACGGTAGCAGCATTATCAGTTACAACTTTAGAGGCTTCGTAAACTTGTTGAGTTAAATCTTGTTTAGGTTCTGGTGGTAATGTTTGGGGAAGTTGGTTTTGTTTAGGAAAAGATAGTACTTGTTTAGGTTTATATTTAACAGTACCAGCTGTAGTTGTTATACTAGGTGTGTGTGTTTGAAATCCTCCCAATTGCCTAGGTGGTTCAGGTGTATAAATGCTTTTTAAAACATTTATTTGATCATCAATAGGAACTGTTTCATCGATGTCAATACCAGGTAAATCGTCTGGATTAACTAACTCATCAAAAAATTCTACAGGAATAACACGTAAACCGTTAACACCTATTCCAACAGCATAACGATTGTTATATCTAGTTCTAATTCTTTGTTCTAAAGCTGTTTTAGTAGCAGCAAGATTAGAAGGTACATTTTCTATAAAATCACTAGGTGCGCCTGCCTGAAGCAAACCAGAAACATCTTGGCTATATAGATGTTCTCTGTGTGGAGCAGGCATTCCAGCAAACTCAGCAATTCCTTGTAATGCTGCCCTTTGTTTTGCTAAAAGTTTGTTTGCTTCATCAGCTAATTTAGTAGATGTTTGTTCTTGATTTCTTCGACGAACATTTTGTTTAGGAGTGCGTTTTGATTTTGGACCCCAACGCAAGCCTTTAGAGTCACCCTTTTGAGTAATACCAGGAGGTCTTTTATGACCATCGGCAGCTAGCTGTTGTTCAGATTGTTTATAAGTTAAATTAGGGTTAGCTTTTAACAGTTTATTGGCGGCTTCAATCCATTCTGCGACAGTCATAAATTACTTCAAGCAGTTTTACCTTTGTTAATCTTTACTTTTTTAGCTTTCATTTCTCGCAACACTTTTTGAGCAGCGGCATAACCGGATTGCCCTGGCTTTACTTTAGCAGCCAGTTTAGGATTAGCACGTGCCCACTGTTCCATTGGAGTACCTTTGGGCTTAGAAGTGGGCTTAGAAGTGGGGTTAGTCTTTGCAGTAGGTGTAGTAGGTCTACGGGTTGGAGTAGAAGTGCGTGTAGAACTTGTAGAAGACGTGCTAGTACGGCGTCCTACACCAGTGCGTCCACCAGATGCCCGATATTGAGCATCGCTACGTGCAATGTCAGCAGCAGTTGCAGACGTTCTTCCTTGCGTAGCTCCTTTTGCCCCCCTTCCACGGCGTCCTACACCAGTGCGTCCACCAGATGCCCGATATTGTGCATCACTACGTGCACGATCCCGCTTAAGTTGTTCTTCGTCTTTTTGTTTTTGAGTCTTTTTAGAATAAGCCATGATTAATTAATGTACTCCATAATAAGATTTTCGCGGAGTCGATTGACTCCAAACTTGTCCCTCATCCATGTAAGCCAATTTCTACTTCCTTTATCCTGATTACACTTAACACAGGCTGGTACCAAATTGCTTGTAATATCTTCCCCGCCAAAGGTGCGAGGATAAACGTGATCCAAAGTAAGTTCGTGTAATTCATAAGTTTCTCCACAATAAACACATGTGCATCCAAAATGTTCCTTTATTGCACGTCTCCAAAGACGTTTAGCTTCAGGTGATGTCATGGTTATTAGGTTTTGTAAATAGTGATCAGGAGTAGGAAATAGTGGCGTCATTATGCGTATTTAATTTTCATACGAGGTCGTTTACGGTTTGTTGAAGGTTTTTCTAACTTACCTTTATTTGAACCTGTATGTGACGCATCTTTATTATCACCGTTACCGTAAGTACCAAGTTTACGGTTTAATTTGTTAGCTTCAACTCGGATTTTGAGACCTTTAGAAGTTTTATTATAATCACGCTGCTGTTTACGGCGACGTTTAGCAGCATCCGGGTTTTGCAAATAGTACTGAGCTGTTTTACTTTTTGCCATAAAGCCTACTTTGTACAAGTTCAGGGTCAACTTGCGGCATAACATTAGCAAGTTTAGAAAGTGGATTGCCTTCATATGCAACACCACTGATGTCATTAGTTTTTAGCCAGTCACAAGCTGCTTTTAAGTCTTGGGTAGTTGCCTCACCCGATTTAATACGGGCAAGGAACTCCCTTGTAACTAGATTATGCAACTCGTTAAACTGGTTTTCGGTTGCTTTCTTTTTCATGCTTTGTTTATTTTAAGGTTAGCACGCTTAGCACGTCTAACTGGTACCCACATTTTCATATGAGAATCCCATACTTTTTTAGTACCCATACGTTCCTGATTACCACCAGAATCACTACCAGGACGTGGTCTGTAACCCGGACCTGCCTGAGCAACTTGTTTATTTTTCTTTTTCATTACTGATTACTCTTAAGAATCATTTGGTCAAGCTTGTTTTCAATACGGATCATGTGAGCTTCCATTTTACTTATTGCTTCACCAAATTGCTCTTGAGGAACATATTGAGTGGCAACACGTAGTTCAAATGCGTCAACACGTCGATCTAATTCTGTTATTCTGTTGTGTAGTCTATTTGTAAGTGCTGCGCCCGCTGCTAATGCAGCTACGGTAGCAGATACTACTGCTTCAATCATTTTTAAGGGCAACAATAGGGACTATATCGTGGCACAACACTTCTACACGACTACCAGGTCGGAATGTAAAACCAGCCTTCATAATTTCGGTGCATTTTAATGCTCGAACTAGTTCGTAATCTAGACGCATTTTTTGCTCATGACGACGTGCAATCTGTTTACAAGTCTCAACCATACCCCCATCTAAAGGTACAGAAAAACCAACCTGCAACCCAAAATTACTAGTACGTTGATATGTATCAGTATGTACGTCACCACCCATATAAAATGGTTGGAATGTCATTGTTGTACCATTACAAGAATTACCATTTGTAAAGTATTGTCTTGAAGGTGCACCGTTGTTTTGAAATTGCACAGCTTGATTGGTTACATTACCCGTAGCAGCAGCTACAGGTGATGAAGTGTTTTGTACCTTTGGGTCTTCTGCGTAAGCTGGGCTTATTGTGAGAAGACTGACAAGGAGGTAGTAGAGGTAACCTGTTGGATGGTTTCGGTGATGTCGGTTGTTTCGACAATCCCTGCTACCCTGTTGATAATTTCCAGTTGAAATGGATCTCCAGCAGTGGTTACTGAAAAAGTTGTAGATGCGTCTTCGATTGAACCACTGGGTGTTACGTTGGTTCCAGACCATGATTTGTAATCTCCTCCGTACACTTCAGTTGCAATAGTACGGTCAATATCAATAGTAGTGGTTGAGGTAGATTGCATACTACCTTGTGTAAAATTAGGTGTAACGGTCTGAGCCGATACAGGTGCTGCAAGCAGCAAACATAGAAGAAGTTTCTTCATTTGTTCTTTTCACGAGTGATTGAAAATGTTGCTAAAGTGCCACTTAAAATAGAAGCGACATAAGTAGGATCCATCTTACTCATCCATCCTGCGTATGATGCGGTGAGGAGTCCGGCAGACCAGACAAGGACAATGAATTTGATGAGTCCGTCTTTCTTGTGATCTTGTTCCATGCCTGTTTAAATACTGGTTTAAATAAAGATACACAATGTTTAAACAGTGAAGTAGCGGTTAGGGTGGCAGCAACTGAAACAAAAGCTGTTGTAGCAGCTGTAACCAATATTTCTCCACTAGGTACAGGTACTTCAACATCAGTACCAGGTATATCAATTGTAGTTACCTCAGGAGGTTGAGGTATTTGTGGTATAGGTATTGGTGGAGTAGGTGGTAATGTTTGTTTAGGAGGTTCGTCCTTTTGTTTTGGTTCAATCCCCGGTGGTGGTCTAAGGTCGCTAGGAGGCACCACAAGGGGCTTGTAAGAGGGCAAATCAGCCCTTGGCACCTCCAGTACCGGAACAGGTAATTGAAGGGGCTCAGGGAGCCTTATAGACGGGAATACCGGTGGCTCACCTAAGTCCATTACTTATTCGGGAAAAGACCGTTACGAACAAATTCAACTGCTTTGTCGTCAATATCATTATCAGTAGACTCAGCTAGTTTAGCTAGCAAATCAACAATAAGGAGTTTAACTTTTTCAGATTGAAGGAAAGAAAAAAGAATTGGACGAATAAGGGTGATCATTGTTAATTTCCAATAAATAGTTTAAATCAGACAGTCCAGGGCAAACCTGTTGCCTTAGTGGGAGTACGTTGCTCATCAAGTTGTGCTTGAAGTGCAGCTTCGATTTCTGCAACCTTTTCAGCGCCACCAAGTTTTTCTTTAACCCAGCCAACCACTACGTCAGACGTAAGATCAGCAAACGGGATAACAGTATCGCCTTCAGCAGGTGCTTCAAGACCAATCGAACCATACGCACCACTAGAATACGTATCGTCAGAGGCATTTACTGTATAATGAGCAGTAAAAACAATACCATCAGCAGTGTTGCGCTCAAGGTTAGCAATGTTCCAGGTGAAAGTAGTCATCAGTTATTTGAATAAATTTAAAAAGTTAAGCGTGTTTAGTGATTTTAATTGTTGCAAATACGTTGTCTTCCCCAGAGCTTGTATCGTTGCCAAGACCGTTAGAGTCGTTGCTTTGGGTGTAATGCTGAAGTTCAAATGTTTTTGAGCTTGCGATGGTTGTTTTACCAAATCCTCCACCAACGCCATCACTGCGGTAAGCCAAGCCCAAGGCAGCTGTTGTGCTGTCAGTCACATTTCGGAATCTGCTTTGAGTAGCATCAGAACGATAAATAGTTTCTTGCCACTCAATTGAATACGTTCCGGCACTTAACGTAATTTGGTTTGAAGAGATAGATGCCCACGTTTGACTAACAGCTGTGGTGTTAATTGGGCGTGTATTCCACGTGCTTGATGAAGTCGCTCCACCGCCTGTGCCGCTAGATGTTGTGTGTTGGAAGATTGCGTAGCTATCAAATAAACCACCGCCACCACCCCCACCACTTGGTGTTTGCCAAGTAGGAGCACTCGCAGAGCCGTTTGAAGTTAGGACTTGTCCAGAGGTTCCGTAGTTTGCACCGCTAAGACCGATGGCACCAGCGGATGAGATGCGCAATCTTTCCGTCGGAGAAGACGCACCATCCGCCGTAGTGCTGAACACCAACCTGCCCGGCATGTCGTTAGCGCCAGGTGTGCCGTCTACTTCTCCTCGAATGGTTGCAGCCGATGTGTTTAAATCTGTGCCGTCATCTCCAGCAAAACGAATATCACCAAGAATGTCACCGGAGCTAACAATAGTTCCAGCGGTGCCAACTGTAGTTGAACGAGATGCGCCAAAAGCAAGGATGGGTCCGCCTAAGTTATTTGCGTAACCAGCGAGAGCTAAGTTGCAAGTTGTTTTATTTCCGTGCTGCTGGATAAAAGCACTGGATCCAGCAACGCTAACCGTACTAGATGCGCCAACCAACAGCCTGCCCGAGCTGTCGATGCGGGCTTTTTCTCCTCCGTTAATAAATTGAATGTCGCCAGCCGTGTACGGACCAATAGCAACCTTTGTTCCTGCGCTTGTTAGCCACGCTGTACTTGCCCCTACTCCGCTAAAACTGTAAGCACTGCCTGTTGAAACAAGAATCGTATTTGATCCACTTGTGTTATTAAGATGAAGTCCTACGCCGTCTCCAGTGCTTGATCCTTCGCAATCAAGTAAACTACTAGGAATCGCAGTGCCAATCCCAACCTTGCCATCATTTTTGATGGTCATTCTCGTAGTCGGAGAAGACGCACCATCCGCCGTCGTATTGAACGTTAATGCGCCGGGATGGAAGCTTCCAGCGGTCCAAGTGCCATCACACAAAGCACTGATTGCAGCGCCCCGGTTACCGGAAGAATCTGCAAAGTTAAAATCTGCCAGTTTGTTTCCAGAAGTCGGGGTGTCATTGTCCCGCTGCACATATATTTGCCCACTTGCAGAGCCAGTGCTGTTTCCTTGTACGACGAGTGCCGTTGAAACAGAGCTACTAGACGTGTTAACCAACAGCCTGCCAGAGCTGTCGAGGCGGGCGCGTTCAGTTCCGTTTGTCGCAAACTTCATGCTTGTGTTTGAACTGTTCCACAAGCCGCAATCGGAGGCATTATGAAAAACAGTTAGACCACCACTTGCGCCGTTGTCCCCTTCAATAAGGATGTCTGATTCTGTTCCAGCGGTCGAACGAACGCATAGCTCCTGGGTCGGGCTTGAGTTCCCGATACCCACACGTCCTGATGAATCGATGCGGAGTCTTTCACTGCCATTGGTATAAAAAACGCTTGGATACGCACCAACAGACGTAAAAAACGAAGCACCGCCATCGGAATACATCTGAGCGGTATGAGAACCGACTGATGATTGAATCGTTCCAGCAACATGGAACTTAGCAGTTGGTGTTAAACCAATCCCGACGTTGCCACTCGCATAATTAATCCCACCAGTTACGTCATCCCATTGACTGTAAAGATTGGTTGTACCTTCAGTGAGGTTATCTGTAGTAGTTGGGATGGTTGGTGTGTTACTAAAATTATTATAATCTAAGTAATAAGAACCTTGCTGACCATCAAGTAAATCAGCATCTAATCCAGACCCAGAGCCATCAACTGTTTTGATTGCAGTTAAAATTTCAGAAGCAGTCTGATCTGCAGTTGCACCAGTTTCAATACCATCTAGCTTTGTACCATCAGTTGCAACATCACGTCCATCTACAGTACCTGTAACAATAATATCGGCATTAACAGTAAAGTCACTATTAGTTGTGATTTGATTTGGTACATCATTAGTACGACCGGCGCCAATAACAAGAATCGATCCGTTAGTGGCATGTGAACGAGTAACAATACCTAGTTTTTGAACTTCTGAAGTTGCTGCACTTGGACGGCTTGTTGTAACATCACCTGCAGTTTCACTTAGATAAAGCGCATCACCAGCTGAATATAAAGATGTATCAACAAGGTCCAAATAACCAGAAATTACTACAAAACCTTCAACTCCATCACTGATGTCTTCATTTGCCAAACCAATAGCCGGATAAGTATTGGTTCCATTTGAATCAGCTAAGGCAACAGTAGGTTTACCAGAAGTGTGTGTGCCTGAAACATAAACCGCTTGACCTTTAGTAATGGTTGAGCCAGTGTTGTTGTGTACATCAACAAGGACAGGTATATGCCCTTCAATGGCAGTTTCCAGTTCTTGTAAAGCTGATTTAATGGTAATGTTGTCAGTAAGTGTTTCCCCCGTAAAAGTACCAAGATCCGTAGTGTTTCCTGCAACACCAGTAAGTGTAATTAGATCATCAACCTTTGTACCATCAGATGAAACATCACGTCCATCTACAGTTCCAGTTACAGAAATGTCACCAGTAACTGCAGTATCTGCACTAAGCTGAATTGTGCCAGTACCATTAGGATTAACAACAATGTTACCGTTAGAAGAACTAACAATTTCATTACCGTTAACGTCTAAGTTTTCTAGCAATTTACTAACAGAAAGTGCACCTGCTGGAATGTTAACAAAACCTGTTTGTTGGTTTACTTCAAATGTATCACCAACTTTAAACGTACCACGATGGTCTGTAATAGCAGTCCAAATCTTTCCGTTATTTAGTTCTACTTGTTGATTGTCATTATTTGGTACACCTCCGTTTTCAGGCAATGCAGTATAGTCAGTACCGCTTCCTACATATTCCATGGTATGACCACTAGAGGCAATCATAGAACGAAGATAGAATGACACAGCTGTATCATCTGCAATTGCTGCACTAAGACCAAGGTTTACAGTACGGTCACTAGTATCTGGACGGCTAATTGTAACCCGCCAACCGCCAGTAATAGCAGTAGCACTGATTACAGGGTATGTAACTCCATCTACAACAACAAGCATGTTATCTTGTGGTCGAGTTGCTGATCCATGCCAATTAGTACCAGCAGTTACATTATCAATATCAAACGTAATATCGTTTTGAGATGGAGTACCATTAATAGACGCAGTAATAACAGCGTCAACAGACTTACCATCAGCAATCAGTGAATAACGTCCAAAGTCAGTGGTAGACGCAGCAAGGTTAGCTTGACCACCATTAATACAAGCGATGTGAAAGTGGTTAAAGAAAGCGTAAGAACTTGTAATCTGTGTGTAACCATTGTTAGTTACAAAAATACCAGGACCATCTAAACCAACGTGTGTGTAACTATCAGCCACCATTGAACGTAGTGGAGAATCGTCATGTACGGTAGAACCATCTACAAGCAGACCACCACCAGTAGGTGCAGAATCAAGGTCACCAGCTCGACCTTTGTCCTCAGTTCCTGCAAAAAACTCAAGATTATCGTTATCAATCTCAGAGTCAGAGAAGTTAGTACAGTTTTGGATATACGGTGATTTATAAATCATCGCATCAGGATAGAACGAAACGTTCCAACCTTGAGTAGGTGGTAAACCGTAAGTAGCGTCTTCCCACAACGAACCAGTATCACCACGAGTGCCACTCGCTTTAACACCAGTAAAGGTCATGTTTTGGAGGTAAGTACCGCTGTTTACACGGAACAAACTGTTAGTTTCGGTAGCAGAAGTTGGATGTACAATTACGTTACGGATAGATGCACCAATAATAGACACATCTTTTTTTTGAATGTCTAGTGGTGCTGTTTCTTGGTACACACCAGGTGAAACTAAAATAGTTGCTCCGTCACCATAAATTGAGTCAGAATTAATGTCATCCAAAGCTGCTCCAATAGTTTTCTTTGGAGTACTGATACGATGACCATCATTAGTGTCTAATCCATTTACACTATCAACATAAATAACTTTATCTAATTTTGTAAACGTACCACCAGAAACTACACCTTCCCAAGAGCTACCGTTCCAAATAGAAACAGTTTTATCTGCGTCATTTTGAAACCAAGTTTTTCCTACTTCCCAATCACTGCCGCTTGGTGTACTAGTTTGTACAAGTGTGTCAAAACGACGTGCAGCAGCTAGTGCGGTAAATACATTAGAATCTGCAGGACTGGCTGATCCAGCATTTTGTTCTGTGTAAGTAATAATGTCGTCATTTTTGATACGATCAAAGTCAACAGAATTAGCACTAATTCCAACAGTAATAGTACCATCACCATCGTCAGTAATGCTAATTCCATCAGACCCACCAATATCATTAGTAATGACATCATCAATACGATTTTCAATTGCTTGAGTAGTAGCAATATGATCGTCATCTGCTACCCAAGTTTCAGAGCTTGTAATGGTTTCATTTGCTTCGTCTTGAAACCGTGCATCTAAAGCAGCAGTTGTAGCAATCTGATCATCAGAACTTACCCAAGGTTCATCACTATGAATGGTATTTGTTTCGTTATCCCAAGTATTATTGTCAAGCTCTTGTACAACAAAAAGAGTTTGTTTAAAGTCTTCGTTTAGGTCTTGAGCACGAATAGCAGAGCCTGCAAAAAATTCATTCCGCAGGCTGTCGATGTTAGTGTCCCTATAAATACGAACAGCTGCACCGTTAGTTGGTGCAGTATTGAACGTAATAGTTGTAATGCTAGTAAAAGAATATGCAGTTGTGGCTTGATCTGTACCATCAATAGAAACTTTGATGTCAGATTCTTTTAAGTATTCAAATGTAATATCAAAGGTAACTTTTGAACCGTTACCTGTATAATTATTTTCAGTAATAGCCATTACATGTTATTGTAAAAAGGGAACGGTGGATTATTTGTTAATCAACGGAAAAGAAGGAGATTCTGCTCTACGTTGTTTATTGATGTTAACACCTTCTTGATATTCACGGATTTTAATTTCATCAGCCATTTCTGCTTCAAGCTGCCTAACTGCAAGTTTTTTGGCACGATAAGCAGCGCTATCAATTTTAGTATAAAGATTATCCCAAAGTTTAGGATCAATACTTGCACCTTCTGAACGCTGTTTAAAAATTTCTTGACGCCATTCTTTAGCTGATTTAGACTGCATAATTTTTGCAATCTCTTTTTTTAGATAACCTGTTTGACCGATAATCCTGTAAAGAGCTGAACGTTCTTCAGGAGTATACTCAACACCGTTGTCACCTTTGCTAAATACAGGACGTGCGTCGTATTCAATATCTAGCAAAAATTGACGTTCAGGTGATACAGGTTGATCTGCAATTTTCATCGGAGAATACGTATTCCAAGCACGAATAAAGGGGTTTTCAGAATAACCTACTTTTGTACCATCAAGCCAGTCATAAGCATTAGGTAGTGCACCTTCAGGGTCAATAGCATCTAAATACTTGTTACGATTACGTATTGCAGACCCAAAGTCTTCGTCCATTTCACGCAAAGCAGGGAACATAAGACGACCCATTTCTGCACGGAGTCCAGAAAGAGGTGCAAATGAACTTGTAAACGAAGCAGCCCAACGATTCATTGCAGAAGCATTGCCTTGGGTTACGTCAAACATAGGTTCAAGTCCAGCCATCATTGAACGGTTAGTCAAGCTAGCACCTAAAATATATGTAAGTCTAGCAAGCGTGGTTTCGATTGTATAAGGATCAACACTGTTAAAGTTGTCCATAACATCTGCAGTAAATGCAAGCCAATCACCTATCGGACCTAACCATTCATAGCTGTACCAGTTACCATCTGTCCCTTTATAATGTTTCGGTTTCCAACCAAGTTGTTTGCGTGTTCTTTGACGTGCATTATCATAATGACCATTACCATGCAGACGACCACTCATCCACAAGCTAAATGCAGACATAACGGCAAGAGAACCAATAGCTTTTCGTCCACGTAGTTCTGCACGTAACCCTTCAAATTCAGCACGTGTAGGATTTAATCCACGAGCAACCATGATCTCTTGAATTTCTTCAAAAGTAAACCCAGTAGGAGGCACGTTTTGTACAAGTTTAGAGTAATCGTCCATAAACAAAGTTATAGGACTATAATCACCGAACCTAGCTACAACATTTGCAGATGTTTTTGGGAACATCACAAAAGGACGCATCCAAGGATTTGATTTGATAAGGTTAGTAAATGAACGTACACGAGGAGTGTCAAGGTTCAAAGCAATCTCACCTGTAGCGTAGTCAACCCATTCATTTTTGATAAGACCGTTAGAGTCAAACATATTTTGATAGATCTCTTCTTCAGCCCGTTTCAGTGCTTTTGGTGACAACTCTACACCACTGTCAATAAACTTGTCATATGCTTCCATTCGAGCACGGGAATTAGCTAAAACAGCTTTAGTAAACCCGTCAAAAGCTGTCATAGCATTAGTACCAAACCTAAGAACAGGATTGTTACCAATGTCTTCAAGCGTTTCAGCGATCAAATACAAAGCCATAGGACCGTCTTCACCTTCCTTTTGAGCAGCTTCTGCAAACTTTTTCAGTACTTCCATTGAAGCAGCATTTTGGTTACGCAGATCTTCACGTACAACATAGCTGACAGAAGACGGATCTTTAGAAGCCATAGTAAACACACGACCCATGTGCTTAGTACCTTTAATGGTAGAATCTAGCACAGAAGAATAAGCATACCAACCACGTTTAAATTGATTGATATTACCTCCAAGTAAAGCACCACCCATATGTGCAATAGGTTTTGCCATAAGCAAAACAGTGTTACCGACTGATGCTTTGATTGGAGTAGCAAATGCAGACAGCATTGAGTTATAAACGTTTGAATAAGCACCTTGAACAATCACATTAGGAATTTCAGGGGCTTTATCAAAAAAAGCTTTTTGAATAGCAGGAAGGCTTTCTTGAACATATCTGTTCAATTTACCCATGGTATTAATATCACCGTCCGACATTTCCCAAGCCAAAGCAAGTGGTTTAAAGAAATCTGGACGTTCTCTAGCTATTTCACGCAAAGAATTTACAGTGACCTTAGCGTTTTCAGCTGATTCTCGTGCAATCTCAGTTGCACTCCTAGAAGCTTCTTGTGCTGCCTCTTTAATGGCATCAGGATTTTTAGGGTTTCTTTTCCAAGTATTAAGGAAATTCAAACTTTGACCTTTGATTTTACCTGACAAAGCTGTTTCTGTCATTAGGTATTCAAGCCGGTCAAAAATCATTTCGTTAGCACGTTCAACAGCTTCAGTGCCTTCCATGTAACGTGCACCTTCCGCAAGATCAGCTACTTGACCTGACAAAGAAGTAGTTAGATAAGCCTGTGCTTTTAGCTTATCCATGTTAACAACTTCATCTAGATAGCCTTTGACAGCACGCATCGCTGCGTTATGTCCTTCAGAGCTTAAACTACGTACTTTTTGTCCAAGACGAGTTGTTTCATCTTTATACTCGTTAAGGATTTCTTTAAGCCAGCCTACATCAGCTTGTGGGTCTAAAAGATATTCGGAAAGACGAAGACCTGCATCATCAATTTCTTTAAATGAAATGTTAACACCACTAGGAAGATCAGCTGAATACTTACCAGCAGTTCTAATTTGATCAGCAATCAGCTCAACAATTTCTCGTTTAGGAAGACGGTCAGCTTCTAGACCATATTTAAGAGCAGCGTCAGAGACAATGTTACTGAGGCGACCATGTACGGTACCAATGTTACGGTCAATACGTACCTGGTCTACAGAAGCTGCTACAACACCCATATCATCTAATGAGCGTACCCCTCCAGCACTTACAGTCTCATGTACACCTAGCAAAGGCTTAGTAGGTGTAGGTGTTTTAGACAAGTTAAGTTCACCCATCTCATCCAACGCTTTTTCATAGTTAGAAACTGAGTCAGTGAGATTAGCTGCCATGTCAACATCATCATCTAAATCCTTAGCTTGTTTAGCGAAAGCTGTTTGTGCAGATTCAGATTCAAACACATAGTTTGTAACACGACGTGTCCCACGGATAGCACGTAGTAGCTTCACAGAACCTTCAATAAAACTACTAAACATACCAAGACCAATACCTTCGTTAACGTTTTTCATACGTTTAAGGTCTGGTGAATCACTATCAGTAGTAGCCCAGTCGCTAGGAATAAATCGATAAGTTTGAGGCCAATTCTTTTTTAAATAACCTTGAAGGTTATCATCGGTTTTACTTGTCTCAACAGTAGCGTCAACAAAAGCGCCAACTGCAGTATCAAGACCAACTTCACTGAGAAATTTAACAGCTCTGTTTTTACCCAAAGGATGGGCAATTCTAGTGTTGAGTCTACCAGCAGCTCCACGAGCAGCACCTCTAAGAATAACAAAAGGTGCTACAACAGAAGAGATTTGACGTACACTTTGGCTAAGCTCATCTTCGTATTTTGGTGCTTTTTTTGCTGAAGAAAAGTTTTTTAAAGGACTGTTGTTGATCAAATCTACTGTAAAGTCCTCGACGCCCCTGGTAATAGGGTTGTCCATAATTGTACCTAACAGTGAATCTTTTCCTAAAAAATAGGAATCTTCCCCTACAAACAAATCCATGATGTTACCACTTTCTAAGTATTTTTGGTAACTACTTTTTGTTTCAGGTTTAGGTTCTTGTTTTTCTTCAGGTTGTGGTTGAGCTGTAGGCTGAGGTTGTGGTTGTGGTTGAGCTGCTGAAGCTGGTTTTTCTTCTACTTCAGGGTAAGGGATAGGAGCAGTGGTTGATTCGTTATCTATAGCTTCCTCTATTTCAGGAGGCATCTGTATAGGTTGGAATGGATCGTACGAGTTCATTGTCCCCTCCTTTTTGTTTCAAGTGTCATAGCACGGTCTGTTTGGTCTTGTCGTAATCGTTCAAAATCGTTGTTAAAGCCACTTGCTTCTAAAGCTCCAGTGACTGGATTAAAGAAAGCATAAGCCCTTGCATTACCAATTGTTTGAGCATTTATCTCCGGTAAGTTGGCAATAGAATTAACAAAGTCTGGTAAAGCAAGAGGTGCTTGTACGGCAAGATCAAGGATGTTAAACAAAAGAATGTTATATTCACGGGAACCTACAGGGTAACCAAACTCAACCAGTTTACCTGAATACTTGCGTCGCGCTTCTACAAGTTTAGGCATGTAAGCACGGTCTGCTTCTTCAGGACTCATGTTAGGATCAGTTCCAAACCTTCCCGGTGCGTAACTAAACGTACCACGATTACGTTTACCATCACCAGGATCCCTATGACCACCATAAGCTTTAGTTTTACCACAGTCAGCAGTGCGTGTGCCTTCGTTAATACCGATAGCACAAATCATTGGATCATTACTTGTAAATGGCGTACCGTCAGGGCTAGAAAGTGAGATACGTGGCAAAGCATCAGTAGTCAAAATTCGACCTTGTACACCTTCAAGGTTGCCGTCTAACAAGTCCTGTAAAATTCTACGTCCGTCTGGTGTAAGCTGTCTAGACCTTTCAATAAACTCAGCATAAGCAGGAATTTCTTTAATAATACCATGCCCTTTAGCAGCAGCCATCAACAGTTGAATTGGAGAATCAATGACAATTCTACCGTTTCTGGCGTTGATTTCTTTAGCAGCTTGTCTAATCCATGGATCTAAAGATACCGATTGATTCCAAAGATTGTACATTCTTTGTACGTCTTGGTAGCTACCAATTACTGTAGGATTTTCAGTAACACTACCAATTATGTCAGAAGCTTTTGAACCTAAACGTACCAAAGCATTAGAACGCTTTTTGTACGCATCAACATTGCTCATTCTAGAGTCAAGCTCTTTTTGCCAATTAGCAAAATCACCTTTTGGTCCAGGATAATAAACGCTTGTTGGAGTGTTAAACCCATCTTTAAATTTATCACGAACCAAAAGATAAGCTTGTTCTGCAGCCTTTTCAGGGGAAAGCTTTTGTGGTCCTAAAGTAAGTGACAAAAAGGTCCGTTCCATTTCACGACGCAGCTCAATGTTCATGTCATTGAGATCACCTCTCAACTCACCACGAACATCAGTTTCAACACCAGCCAATCCAGCAATATAACCTGTTAGACTTTTAACCCTTTCTTTAAATTCAGGTCCAAGAGTAGTTTTTTCAATTTCTTCTGCTTTTGAAAAGAACTCTTCACGAAGGATTGGATGTTGCAAAAGCGGATCATTTGTAGTCAAAGTACGTGTTTCAACTTTATCTTGAAGCTGTGCTCTAGCATCAGCCAAACGTTGACCTGTATAACTATAGATCGTTTTTAGTTCTTCTAGCCTTCCAATACCGATTGATTCGTAAGGAATACCAAGTCTATCAGCTTCTCGTCTAAAATCTTTATTAGCAGCGTCAAAGTCAGCAATACTAAAAGCACGGTCACCTGTACGCTCAACAGCTTCTGCAATAAAAGAGTTTACTTTAGTTTTTAATTCTTGTGTCCTATACTTTTCATTTTCTTCACGTTTAACACTAAGCGCTTTAGAAACTTTTGCTTGTAAACTTTGGAATCTTGGGTAAGCCTGTCCAATTGTTTTACCAGGAAGGTGTGATGGAGCTTGTGCAAACTCTTCTAAATTATAACCTTTACCAAGTTGTGCAGCAGATAAAAACTCCTCTTCAATAATCTTCCAAGCACCTGACATACCAATGACTTTACCGCCGGAAGTAGTCGAAGCAATTGTATTCAAAGCTTTAGTAAAAGAACTTGGATCAGTATAATTTACACGAAGATCTTGAAGTGATTCTGCTACTAAGTTTTCAGAACGCCAATCTGACCACCTAGCTGTCTCATCTTTTTCAATAGCTATGTCAGCTTTAATGATATTTTCGTAGCTACCACTTTTCATTTTTACAGCAGGGCTGACAGTTTGATAACCATCAAGCTGAAAAAATGCTTGCTGAAGCCTAGCTCTAACTTGTCTAGCTTGAAAAGGAGGTAGCTTTTGATCGTTAATAACTACTTCTTTATCGTTACCTTCTTCGTCTTTAATTACAACAGTGCCAGTGTTTTCTAGCCGTTGAGTTCTAATCCAAGGTTCATAATATACTCGTGTCATGTATTCAGAATACAGTTCTGAAAACTTGGTAAATCTATGACCAGATAAGTTACGGCGAATCCAATCACCAACTTCAAAATCAGTTTTTCCAGACCTAACTGAATCAGCTACTTCAGATTCAATAACATTACCTTGTTCGTCAATAGCTGACAAAGGTGCAGTGTAGTCTTCAGGCGACAGTTTTCCTTGAGAAAGCAGTTCAAAGAATTGCTGTTCAGCTTGAGCTTCTTGAAATTTTTTATTTTCCTTTGCTGCAATTTCTGTAATGTCAAGAGCAGTTTTACTAAACTGAGCAAGCTGTTGCATTGTACTCAGTTTTCCAGCATACTGATTTCTTATGTTTTGCGATCCAAACTTTGACATTTGTGCAAAGTTAGATTGAATCGTACTTAAATTTTGAGAAAGTTGTGGGTTAGGATCAGGCAGTTTAACAGGATCAAAGGCTTGCCCTTGTGCGTATGACTGATACTGAACCTCAGGAAGTTGAGGAAGTTCCATTTATTATCCCGTAGGAAGTGGTTGTGTTGGTAGTGGTTTTGGTGTACTAAAGTCAAATAACGGGTCAAACCGTTGTGCAGTTTCAATGCCACCCAGAAGTGCATTACCGATCTTCAATAACGCATTACCTGAAGGTTGTGGTGCTTGATAGTCACCAGGTACAAACTGTGGCATAGGTCTATTACCTACTTGTTCAATGATACCTTGATTAGCCTGCCGTAGCTGGTTATTAAACAACCTTTGGTTAGTACGTTCAGTTTCACCATAAGCACTAGCAACTGATTCAGCATACTTGGCTTGTTGCCGTCCTGCATCACCTAAAGCTTTAATGGCTTTCATTCTGTCTTTAGTCTTGCCGTAAGACTCTGTAGCGTTGGCTGCACCTTCTACTCTTTGTGCGTTGCGTAACATACTTTCTTTGGCAAATGCAAACGAAAGTAATTGTTCTTGAAATTTAGCTTGATTTACTGAAGAAGTTGAATTAGCTTCAGCAAAATTTTCACCAAACTGACGAGTTGCGTTCTGCAAAAGGCGTGCATAAGCACGGTTTTGAGCAGCATTTACAATTTCAGCTTGACGTTGAGCTAGTTTTGTTTGGTAGGCTCCTGCTGAAATAGCACCAATGTCTTGTTGATCACCAAAAAAACTTAGTGCAGCTTGACCTACTCCAAGTCCGATACTAATTGCGTCCATAATTAAATAGTTGGTTTTGTCCAATAAAACTCTTCGCAGATCTCATCTACAAACCAGTCTGGGTTCCATCGACGCCATCTAGAAAAAGTTTTATATTGTTTTTGTGAGTCAGAACTTGAGCAATGTATTACGATTGTATCACCTTCTGGTATCAACCATCTAAGGCGTAATACTTCTTTAAATCCTTTAGAAATAGGTTTCAATCCTTCCGTACCTGTCATCTGTTTATTTAAGCTACGGAAACGTTTATTACGTCTATAGTGATACCAATCGTTTACTTGACGACGTGATCTGCCAACAGCAAAACCAACATTCCAAAGCACACCACTGATACCTTCTTCTTCATCCCAAGGTTCTAGAAACACTTTACATACATGTTTCCCAACTTTAAATGTAGATGTCAGTGTTCGGCGGTGTGCTCTGTAGGTCATGTTTGGCGATAGAAACGACGGTTATAATTACCTTCCCATTCCATGCTCAACAAGCTGACTGGGAAAGGAGTGTCACCAATAATTTTAAATTTAACGCTTGTGTTTCGTTGATGGATTGGTACATCATGTACAGCACTGGCAGACAAGTTAACGTTATTCAATACATAAGTATTAGGTAACGTTACGTTAACAGTGTCAGACCTAGTAGCTAGTAAAACAGAATCCTTGCCCAATACATCAACTTGATACTTAACAGGACCACTAAGACCTGTTGATATTTTAGCCCTGTGAAGAATTAGATCAGCGTTAATGTCACTTCTACTTATTTGACCATCCTGCTGTGTAGCATAGAACACAGGCATTTCAATGGTCATGTCGTAAATGTAACCTAAGATAATATCTTTTCCACGAAAATCTCCATCAATAGTAACTTGGTTTCCAGATACAGTTGGATATAAAACAGAACCTTCTGCCTGTTCAGTTGGTGTCACAGGATCACCAATATAATTACCAAGGACAATTACTGAAAGTGTTTTACCAGTAATATGATCAAAAGGAAGTGTAATTGTAGTTTCATCGTCGGTTCCATTATATGTTCGGTAAGGGTTAATCACGAACATATCAAGACACACGTCTGTCTTTTCACCCGTAGGCAAGGTCAAATAGCCTTGTTCACTGGATTGCGTCAAGTCATAAGATGTCAAGTATACATTAGATCCAGAATAAGTTACTGCATAAAACGTAGTTTTATCAAAGAACTGAGTCAACAGGTTTCCAGTCAACTCCCACTTATACCAAGTCTGTTGTCTAGCTTGACCTTGTACAAAGAAACGGTATTGATACAACGTAGAAGATCCTGATTTTCCAATAGAAACCATTGAAAGTGCAGGAGATGAAACCATGCTGTCTACACTGCTGGGAATGTATTCTGGTACAATTTGTGTAGACTCATCAATAATAGCACTGGTCTCTCGTTGTACGTTAAGAATTTCTAGTAGTTTTGTGTACAGAGTTGACTTAGTAACGAAGGCTAGGCTAGTACCAAGTGGTACAGCGTTTACCTGACTATCACACTCATAATTACTTAACGTACTAATACGTGCCGTCTTAGGACTTAAAATATCTTCATTGGTAGACATCACAAACTGTTCGTTTGGTCCAAACAAAACTAGACCAATCGGTGCTTCCAAAACATAATTCAGTGTAACTGGTCTAACCGCTGTTGCTTGGATGTCGATCGGATCATCATCTGTAATGTCTTGTGCAGTAGTACCAAAGAAGTTAAAAAAGTCACCAGACTTACTTAGGATCAATGATTCGTTAGAAAGGAATCCCAACCTGTTCCTATGGAAAAAAATGCTGTTAATCTTTTCCCCAATAAAACTAGGAATAGGGTTTGTATCATCGTCACCAACTTCTCGATTAATCCACGTAACGGGTTCATATTTAAATGAACCATCAGCTTGCCTAATCAATTGATGAGGCATGGTAGTGTTATCTATTTGATAAGGAAGTCCAGGTGCAACTGTTTCTTGCCAAACACCTTCACCATAAGTATAACTACCAGAAGCACTGAATTTAACCCAAGTATCATCTGCAGTAACATCTTCACTGTTAATAATGTTAACTACATAACCATCTTTACACGAAACAGGCAGTCTACCAGAAACTGTAATTTCATTTTGAAAATGATACAAAACTTTTTCGTTACTAGAAGTAGAAGTTTCTACAACAAAAGTTGTTGATGGAGTTACAGGTGTGATGTAAATACCAGCACCAGCTGCAGTAGCTGTAAAGGTCTGTGTCACTGCCCGCTCACCAGTACCCTCTAATGGAAGGTTGGTTGTTTCTCCATTAGTTAAATCTAAAGGAATTGTGTAAGTGTCATCGTCGATTCTTG